TCAGTAAGAGCTTGGGCACCAATAACTCCTATATTGCCACTAACAGTTAAATCTCTTGCAGGGATTTTAAAATCACCTTGATAGAAAAATTCTGCTGTATCTCCTAAAGAATCAACTTCAACAGCAAGTCCAGCTCTAGTTATACTTCCATCAGAAGTATCAGTATTATTATACGTTCCTGGATTAGTAGATCCAACAATATACTTAGAACCCAAATCAGGTAATTGAATTTGTCCACCAGTTCCATCTGGATCTGGTTCTTGTAAAGTAACTCCGTCTTGCCTATAAATGCACTGAGATCCTACGCCTATAACATTTGCCAAATTTCTATAATTATTAGCAGATAAAATTTGCCCTTGACACTTTAAATATCCCGCAGGAATTAAATCTTTGTATTCTTCATCAGGAAATATACTATTTAATTTAGTAAAAAATGGAAAAATATATCCAGCAGTTCCACCATGTTTTCCTTTTTGATACGAGTAGTATATATTTTTACTGGCCATATTAGAATGCTTTAATAATAAACACCATTGAAAGTGTTGGAGTAGCTGTATTGAACGTTATAGTTCCAAAATTTAGTCCTGTAGCATTATTTATCTGCACTGTATTCAATCTAACATCATTAACTAATCCTGGAGAAAGTATATTGATAAATCTAGTAGAAAACTCAATTTCGATAGCACCATGACTGTGTGGGACACACCCAGTAAAAGCTCTATCTGTAGATGGTTGTATATTACTCCAAAAATATTGTCTACCATTTCTGTGAGACCACATATCACCACCAGTATAACCATCAGCATTGCCAACGGTATAACACAATGCCGCTAAATCTCCACCACTACATGAGTTAAAATTTCCTCCACCAATTCTAGTATTTCCTTGACTCGCAGAAACAATATTATTTCTCATATTATTGCCAAGAATGTTTGGGGGGAGGGCACGAGCTACGGTAGCTCTAGATCCACTGATATAACAAACTCCATCATCAAAATACTCTCTCGCGTATCTAATTGGACTTGGATTACTTAAAGTATAATTAGTAGATCCATTATTATTTGATAACTCATATCCATGATTATGCGATGGTACATGTCTATCACTCAATTTTCTTTCAGCAGGAACTAATACACTAGTATATTCGCCATCATTAAATTCCAAAGAATCAAATCTAGCAACGAGTTCTAATTCTTCATTTGGATTTTGTGGGTTAACATTTTCAATTTCACCTACAATATCAAATTGAGAAACATAATTTGTCTGTACTGTATTTGGACCATTGCCATCAAAAGATCCACCAATATTTTGCCAAAATAAATCATCAGACAGCAAAGTTTTTTCTGGAGCATGTGCTTCACCTTTGTCTTGCAAATAATAAAAGTGTCCTCTAAACACATCCATAGCTCCACTGCTTCCATCATTTAATTTTGGAAGTTTAAAACTATCCCCCTCAGTACCACCGTAAGTATTACCAATAACTTCATACAAAGCAGGATATTTTGATATATCGTATGTAACACTCCCACTACAAGGAAGCCATCCACTAGGAATAGTATTTGTACCAGCACACCATGGAATGATGGTCCCTATGGGCATACCTTTATGAGATTTTGCTTGATTTAAGAATGTTGCCATTTAATTAACTCAAATTTCTGTTAAATACCAACCCTGATTAGCACCGGGAATAGAATTACCTTCAGAATCAGAATTAGAAAGATAAATGAGTCCGAAGGCAGCATTTGGTGTATTTACAACCAACTCACCACCACCAAAGGAAGAAGAAAGTCCACCAATAGTTGTTCCACCTAATTGACCTTGAATTGGTCCGGAATGTCTAATTACAAGATTAACGCTAGAGTTTAATGCACCACCAACATCAATAATCTTAATTAAATCACCAGAGAGTACATTTATCTCCGGTAATTTAAGAATTAAATCAGAAGTTGGACGAACCGCGTAAATAATATTTGGTTCTAGTAATCTTGCGGTTAAATCTGTATTACCTTGTTCGGACACAAATATAGTTTTTCTTCCACCATTAGCATTATAGAAGAATTGCTGACCAAACGCATTAATAGAAGCATTTTGGTTAATTGTAAATGACTTTGCTCCACTAATTCCAAGATCTTGAACATCAAAAATAGGTGTGCCAGAATTTGGTGTGGCACTTAGTTGACCAGTAATTGTTAAACTTTCGCCGGAAATTGTTGATCCAGTTTGTGCGTCAACGGAGAATCTAGATGTAAAGAAATTGACGGGAGTTTCTGTGGCACCAGGAGTTTCTAGAGTTCCAACATTTAAATCATTGCCAGATCTTAATGTACCAGCAATTTTAGTGTTTCCGGTATTTCCTTCAACTCGGAACATTTCATTTGTAGCAGAACTTTCTGAAAGTTTGCTCCATGGTCCACTAGCAAAGAATTCATCTCTATAAATTGTAAAGTTGGATCCAGAGGCACCACCAAATAAAGATGTGTTTCCAGTAGCAGTCTCAACAAAGAATCTTGGGAACTCACCATTGGTGATAACCATATATTGCCTTTCTGGTGTTGTGGTAAGTGGATTACCAGATAGTTCAATAGAGTTATGTACTCTTAATGTACCACCACCAGTTTCGTTTAGTCCACCGCCACCAAATGCTGTGCTGGAAGATCTAGAAGTTCTGGCGGAAATTTCTTGAGAATTGACAATATCATCATCTAGTAGAGAGAATTGATTCGTATCATATCCAATTGTTAAATCACCAATAATTCTCGTATTACCACTAGTACTAACAACTTTAAAGGTATTGATGGCTGGATCCTCTTCGTTGGGTCCAAAATTTCCATCATTAACAATTAAAGATTGTGCATTTGATAGATTGACATTTGTAATTCTAACCCATTCTGCACTATTTGAATCAGCATTGAGTCTAAACAAATCACCTGGTTCAACTACAGCAGTAAATTCACCAACATTTAAGTTTGTATCAGTTGGGGAGATTGGTGATGGGAAGATAAACGTTGCTGCTTCTTCCTTACCAAGGCCATCAATTCTAGTTCCATCTGGATGTTCAACCAAAGCAGTTCTATCTTGTGCTCTAAGAACATCAACGTAGTAAGGGAAATTGAAGTTTGGTTCATTAACAGTTTGTAGTACCTCAGCATTAATTAACAAGATTTGGTTTGCGACAATTCCAGTTGGATTGTTAACAAATAATCTATAAGTTCCATCTCCATTATCAAATGTTGGACCACCCCATACTTGAGAACCACCGGTATTAATCTGAGTTTGTGAAAGTATGATTCTAGCATTTCCGGGATCAGTTGCTCCACCAACAAGAGAAATTGGAATTGCTGGACCATTTGGAGTTGCAGATAAAATAACTCCAGAAACACCACTAGTATTACTTACAGAAGATCCTTCAGAAGAAATTACATAATACTCAGTATCAACTAAAACTTGAGTTAAATTACCAACGTCAGTAAATTTAACTGGATTACCTTCAACAAAATAGTTAAAGTCAAATAATAATTTATATGTTCCTGTAACTCCAGTTACAGTTCTTGATGGGGCAAGTTCCGTAATTAATTGATAATAATCAACGTTTAAATTATTTGTTTCTAAATCACCAACTGACTGACTATTACCAACTCCAATTTGAATTACTACACCAGTAACTGCAATTGGATTTGTAGTTTCTGGTCCACTGGACTGATATGTAATAACTGGAGATGTAGGAGTAGCAGAAATAATTGTTGTTGTTCCTGCGGGAACATATTCTTCTTCGGATAGATAAATTTGTACTGTTTCGCCACCACTCAAATTAGAATTTGTGTCTAAAGTAAGGGTTACAATTCCAGCAGCATCACATTCTAACGTAGTTGCAAAAAGATTACCAAAAATATTTCTTTCAATTCCAACGTTGGAATTTCTTAGTCCACCTTCAAGAGTAATATCAGATTTAACGAGAGCGGAACCAAGTACGTCTAGACTATTTCTAACAGTTGTTGTACCAGTAGATCCAGCAATGTTTAGAGTACCAACCCTAGTACCAATGTTAAGTGTTCTAACACCATCAGTTAAGAAGTCGAAGTTTTCAATACCTTCTGCTTCAATAATACCTCTGTTATTTGTTTGACTTGCACCACCACGAATAACTAATTTACCATCAAAAATAGTTCTGTAGTTTTTAATTCTAAAGAATGAGGTATTTGGTGAACCAATAGCACCACCCACAGTAAGTTCTGACACATTAGATCCGGTTCCTGTGGGAACAGTACCTAGATTAATCGTAGAATTAGTTGAGGTTGTGTGTAAATTAAATAATGTAGTTTCACTTTGGTTTATATCATTAGCAGCATTTGTACCAATGTTGATTGTTTGTGATCCAGTGGTGATGTCAAAAAGTCTAACGGTATCTAAGTATCCACCAGCATTAAACTCTGTGGTTGCGCTGGTATTTACAAAGTTAAAGATAGGTGCTAAAGAGGTCAAATCTGCCTCTACATATGATCCACTCCACACTTCAGATGGAGCACCGTTAATTTCCACATCTTGCTCAACTCTTAGATTTCCACTAATTGCTGCGCTACCTTGTATGGAGAAGTCTTTGTTGAATACCTGACCATCCGCAGTTCCATTAAGTTGATCGTTAGTTGTGTTAATACCAACTCTACCACCATTGGTAGTAGAAACTCTTAAGGTCGCCTCATCATCTGGAGAATAAGCATTACCACCAACTAGTAAAGCATTATCTTGGTCATCTAATGGTCTATTGAGAGCATCCTCAGCATATGTTGGGTTTCTATATTCTTGTAGTGTTCTACCACTGATAAATGTAGTACCAAATACATCCAAGTTAGCTCTTGGATCTGTAGTTGCGCTATTTACATATTGATTATAATAATCACTATGTGCTGATCTAGCTACAGTGTTAATGCCAACTTTATATTGACCAATAATATTTGTCTCGGTTCTGATTGCTTCAGCACCAATAACACCCATTTCTTTCCAAACAGATTGTGATGATTCAAATACAGCGTTTGGTTGATAAGTTTCCCAATCTTCAACAATATCAATAGAACTAATTTGTTGATTAACTACAATATCAATAAATGGTGAATTGGTATTATATGTGTCCGCAAAAATACTAAATGTTCCATTTAGAATAGAGGAAAGATCTCCAGTAATACCAGCAACTCTGATCAACGATTCAGAACTTAGACTATATGTGTTGAATATATCTTGGTTTGTAAGTTGAGATCCACCTTGTATTGACCATTGGAATCTAACAAGATTTGTCGCATCATAATCAGGAATTCCGGTTCCAACACCAATTTCATATTGCTGAGTTACAGTATTGAATTTTGGAGTGGAAACAATTCCAATTTGATCATTAGGAATTGTAGTAAATGTATTCGCGTAAATCCAACCCCAGGATCCGGACCTACCTACTTCTTTACCTTTAAGCAGGAGATCTCCTGGAGATGGATTCTCAAGATAATATGATACTCTTTGATTTGGGAATAATCTATTTGAAGTAATGGTTAATTGATTGTTAGCATTGTAAATAAAATTACTTTGCTCTGGTGTCATATTAGATGGTCTATCTAATACAAAATCACCAAACTCATCTTGCTCGGTCATGTAATGAGTTCTAATGGAGTAGGTTTGAGCAGTAAATGCGGTATTACCCCTACCATTAAATTTAAATATGGCGGAAGAAATTTTATTCTTGGACAGAACAATATCTCCCAGCTCTCTATTCAAGAAATTAGCTCTCGATAAAGTAGGATCTTCAGAAAGATTTACAGTGTCAATTAAACTTTGAATTCTTAGTGAAGAAACTGGATCAATAGCATCTTGGGCATCAACGGCAATAGTAACCGGTTGATTAAATGATGCCGATCCATTTACAGTAATTTTATTGTTAAAAGTTACTGGAGACTCAAAGGTGGTGACCAAAGATGCTCCCACGTTATCATCTTCATCTTCAGATCCTATTAATTGAGCACTCTCAAGGAAGGTCTCTTCGCCTGTGATAGCGTTGACTTTCTTATTACCGATGTAGAGGTCTCCGTTGGAGTTTAGACCGGTATAGAAAACGATACCACCATCCTCACGCTTCGATTGAGCATAGAAGTCCTGAGCATCAGTTAGGATAACTTCCTGACGTAGTGGGAAACCAGTTGAGTAGTTACCGGGACCAAATCCTAGATATTCAAATGTATGGTTTCCGGAACGTGCAATAGATGGACGACGAAGTTCTACATATAACTTACTATCGCTAATGTAATCATTAATACCTTTAATAGGAATCTTACGATCTTCAGCACCAGACTCAGCATTACCAGATTGAGCTCTAATTCTAGCGTCAATTCCTAGTTGAATATTATTTGTATATGAATATTCAGTTAGTGCTGGTGTGTCAGTCAGATAATTAACAACTTCTTTTGTCTCAGAATATCGAGCATCATTAACTGTGACAAGACCATGAGTATAGTTGTCAGCAGCAGAACTTGTCGCTGGAGGATCATTTAATGTTGCATCAATCTGCTCAAACCAGAATGGGTCATTCTTGTAGTCTTGTGGATACAGATATGAAATTGGTTGAGAGAACTTGAAGTTTTTGAAGTTGTTACCAACACCAGGACCAGTTGGGAATGGTGAGAAATCTCCTTTAAGACATGTTAGATAGTAAATACCATCTTGCTGACCAGGAATTCTTTCCTTAAGTTCTTCAATATCAAAGATGTAGAATGTATCTTCAATCTCACCAGCATCTTCTACACTATCAATATAGTAATCATTACCATTGTCATCAGTGATAATATCACCAGGAGTCATCGTATAGATTGTAGATCCTGCTACCGCATAAAGATAATCATCTCTAGAAGACTTACTCTTTCCATCAACATCCCCAATACTATCAGGTTTTGATAGTAAATTTGCTCTGACCAGTGAGGTAGATACACTGCTACCACCTTGGAAGAATTGTGTTGGGATGAATGGATTATATTCGATACTACCATCAATAATATTTCTAATAATTAGATAATATTTTTGTCCATTACTACTTTTTGGGGTGTTAACTGGATTTGATGTGGTAAAATATCCATGTAGATATCCAGTTCCAGAACTTCCACCAGACCACTGAATGAAGTTTGAATTATTAGATATGGTTGTGTTTCCTACAAATCCAATACCATCAGGAGCATCAATTTCTACAACAGTAAATCTATCATTCTTAATTGCTGGATTAGTTACTGTGTGATCAAAAGTAGTAAGTTCAAGATATTTGTAATCAACATTTTGCCCGCCTTCAAATCTTGTTTGTGTGATTACCTTAGCAGACTGAATTGAAAATACCGTCTTACTTCCAGTTGCTTCAACAATCTTGGGATTGATGTATGGATCATATTTTACACTATTCAGCACACCATTTGCACTATAAACTGTTGAAGTTCTACCTAGTTTTTCACCAGTATTTACAAAATCGTTGTTGAATGGTCCATTATTAATAAACGTAGCAACAGATAGAGAATCATACCCTTCGTTATCACTATGGAAGTTAATATCTACCGGTTTTAAAATTACCTTTTGTGGTCTAAGTCTTCTCTTGTCGTCTGTTCTTACTTTAATGACAAATCCGTTAAGTGGATCTCTTACAGTTTCAAGATATTTTGGAATTACATATCTTAGTTTATATACTCTATCTTCTTTAACTCTACCATCAATGACTCTTTCAAAGAAAGTATCAGTAGATCTTGTAGCAGATGGGGCACTACCAGAATAAGAAGTATCTTCAGGAATTGTAATTCTACCAAGAATATTAGTAGGATCAGAAGAATTGTCTTCGCATTGTAAATACCACTGACCAGTAGTGCTAGTTGTTACACCATAACTAATAGGTTTTGGATCAAATTTAAGTGGTGAGAATCTCTTGTTAGCAAATACAATAAACTTACCAGTGCCAGTTAAAGTTACACGATTTACATCGTTAAGTGCGTCATTTTGTGTTGGGTGGATAGAGAATGATGTATTTGTTTGATATCTAACAAAATACTCGTCTTGTGGATTGACTGGTAGTTGGAAAGAATTTTGTCCCTGAACAACAGTTCTATCTGGTAGGGGAGTATCTACATCAATTTGCCTAAAGAATACTTTTTGTGGTGATAATCCAGCAGCAGGTTTATCAAACGAGTGTGCTAATGTTGTATTAATTATAGTTCCACCACCAAAATTACCAAGATCTGCTTCAAATTGATATAAATCATATGAAGTATCAATAATGTATTGATTTACTTCGATAACAACTTCAGGATTAATAGAATCTGTTTCTGGAGAATAAATGTAGTTACCAGCTCTTGCATTTTCGAGTGTCGATGCAAGCATGAATACTGTTTGATCAGATCCATTAAATGCTGTACCAGAGGAGTAATTTTCTGGTGCTGTGTTTCTACCTGGAGCAATTACATAATACTTGGTATTAGTTTCAAATCCTTTTGGTAAACGAATAACTCTTGGATCTGGATTTGTTCCTTGTGCTGCTTTTGGTACAAGTCTAACAGCAGTTCCTGTTTCCATTTCGTGTGGGTTTCCACCAGAAACACGGAACAGAGTTGCTCTCTTAGATAGTTCAGAGAAATCTGTTGTTGGTTCAATTCTATCCACACCATCTTCACCAAAGTCTGAAGATAGAATGGTAATAATATCCTCAAACAAACCACTAATAATAGATGCAACGTTGCTGCACTCTTCTTCGCCAACAGAGACCACATCTTGAATTACGGTATCATCATATAAAGTTCTAGTAGTGGAGAAAATTCCATCTCTTACGGCAACTATATTATCCTGTGTTGTTGATATAGTTTCATCTCTCATAGTAAACCAAAGATTTAATCCGGAGATATTTTGAGTAATTTTTTTATCTGTTGGTGATGGATCAAAGAATTGTCCCGGATCAGTTCCAAAAATATATTGTCCTTTCTCGCCAATTCTGAATTGATTATCACTAATAATCTCAATAACATAAGTGTCACTAGGAATAATATTGTTTGGATTTCCACTTGGTTCAGTATTGTTAGTAGTGTTAATTGCATTATAAGCCTCAACTTTCATACCAACAACAATACCAGCAGTTGTTTTTCCTGGTGGCAGAGTAATTACGTCAGTATCAGTTGCTGGAGCAGTAATTGTAGCAGAACAATCTGTCAATAGATAATCAAAATTACGCATTGCTGCGATACACAGATCTTTAACAACACCTAATGCATCAACAGTTTGGTTTAACTCATTTTGAATATAAGTTAACTGACCACCAACAAAATATGCTTCTGCTGCCTGAACGCTGTTGATATTACCACCAAGTCTCAAATCTTGTACGATTGCATCAACATAATATCCAATATCTCTCTTACATGTCGCAATGCTAATGTTTGAATTTGTTAATAAATTATCGTTTTTAGTTGTAATATAAGAATATACTTCTTCCTGAATAAATTGTTTATTTGCGTTAATTAAATTAGCAGCATCTTGAGAATAATTATCAATTGAAATACCAGTTGGATTTAAGAAATCAACTCCAACTTGGAATGTATTGACCCCTGTGGGTGTTAATGTGGCCGAAAAATTTTGTCCAGATCCTGGACTCACTTCTTCCAATTTGACAAATAGTTTTTCGTCTGGTCTTGCACCAATTCTATATCCATTTAGAGTTGCTGCTGGACGATCTGAGGGATCATATACGTCTTCAGAACCAAGATATAATCTTGTTTTGTTTGTCAAATCATTACTAGTTGCAATATCAACGGGATAGTATGCAATTTTTTCTGAATTTGTGGATGGGATGTTTGGATTTGATGAATATCCACCAGAAAGTGCTTTTGGTGGAATAATATCTGTAATATATCCACCCTTATCTTGGTTGAAAGAATATCCTTTATGTCCAATGGAGTGTAGAGATGTATTACCAAAGTTTGAGTTGGAGTTGGTGATAGACATATCACCACCAGACTCCATTAAGAAGTGGTCAAAGAATCCCACCGCAAACACAGACACACACTGAATGAATGAATCTTCAGATGCACGAATGTGGAAGTTTCTCCAATCGTCTTTCCAATAAGCATCACCTTTTGCGTGATAAGGAACGCTAGAGAACGCATCAGTTAGTGATGCTTGGTTCCAAGTATTGGTGAACTCATCATAACGAATAAAGGCACGGTCATCCTTCTGTAGTGAAACACCCGTGTACTGGGCAACAACCATCGACTTGAATCCAGTTGCCTTAGCACCATTTGCCCACATACCACACATACCCCATGTGGAACGAATGGAGCAGTTGAATACATATGGAGAAGCAGATTCTACAGAGTCAATCTCTGCCTGAGCTACAGCATTATTGCTCAGTCCAGTTCCAACCTGATATGTGTTATTGTTAATCAGTCCTAGACCAGCAGATACTTTGCCGGGAATTTCGTATGTAAATACTCTTGGATTGTTTGGATTGATACTCGCAATCTTAAACGTACCATTAGTCTCTTCATCAAGACCTGTGTTTAAGATGGCAACAAATTGATCTTTAAAGTATCCATGATCAATTTTAGTTGTTACGGTTAGAACTAATTTTTGATTTGGTTGTCCTAAATTTGTATCGACAACTTTAATACTTTCAATAGAACGAGTGTCGGACAGAGGTCCAACAATTCTGTTCTCTTGTACTAAAGTATCAAACTCTCCTTCCTCATCAATAGTTGGTTGATACCGAGAGAATGCAACCCCAATTTTTTCATAGTACGCATCAAGATCTGCCTTTTCGGCATATTCCATGATGGTAATTTTGTGGTGAGAATAATCAGGGACAGCAAGTGTTTGAATATTTCCCTTTTGATAATATACTTTACCTACGTTATCATTTACTTTGTAAAGTGGAGAGTTGCTCGATAAATCTCCATCTTTGATAGTAAACTGCCATAGATAGCAACCACCAGTTAGATTAAAGATAGATGTTCTTTCCTGATTACTATCTGCAGGATCTGGAACGTATAGTGGTCTGACAATTGTTCTACGAAGGTCATAACCAACAAGTGAACAACCTCTAGGTACAATAGCACCACCAGTAGATGCATTAAACTTCCAATAGATATTGTCTGGGTTAGAAAGATCAATAATTGAATTATCGTTCCATTCACCAGTTGTTTGATTAAAATTAAATACAGGTAGTTCACCTAAAGATTCAGGTTCGTTACGATCAAGAGGATCTAGTGCTCCATTAATACCATCTTCAATAATTCCAAAAAGAATATCTAATGCTGATTTAACATCAGCACACGTTTCAATTTGCCCATAAGGAATGTTTGCACCAGTTTGTCCATAAATTGATGGACCTACAGAAATACTAGGGTCAACATATTGTGTAAATGCTGAACCTA